TATGCCCCAGCGGTATCGGCAGGAAGCTGGACATTCTCCCCAAGCAATGCCTCATACGCTGCTTTGCTGCAACCAAGGAATGAGCAAAATTTTTCTCAAGCAATGACAGCCCTTGGCTTATCTGGATCCCCACAAACAGCAATACAAGCACAATTAACAGCAGATGCGCAAGCTGCCGCAAATGGAGGACAGTCCAATCCAACTGATGCTGCATGGATTACTCGTGAAGTTCAATTGACTTCTGGAATTACTTATACGATGTCTTGGAACTATTTGGGTACTGATTATGTTCCATTTAATGATGGTTCATTAACTTCGCTTGTTGCTGTCTCTACACCATCAACTCCGACAATAACAGTTAATAATTTTAATCGCTCATATGCACTTCTTGGATTTACAAATCCGGGAACTGGAGATTACTCTGTAAACTCATATGGCTCTACTGGTTGGCAAACATCAACTTATGAAGTTTCAGTAAGTGGTACATATAAACTTGGCTTTGCTGTTTTTAATCTTGGAGATACAGCCCTATCTCCAGTATTAATGATTGACAATGCAATAGGTGATACTCAGCGATGTGTTCCTGCAGGTAGCAATTGCACGACCTTTGGTGGAGTTGCCCCGAATAATGAAACAGCTCCAACTGTAGCACCTACAACAACTATCACTTCTACTACAACTACGACTACTTCCACAACTACTACTGTTCCGCCGACTACAACAACGACGGTTGCGCCATATTACAACGCAGTCACAAATCTCACTGCTGTAGCAAACGCAGATGGAAGCATAGACCTTGACTGGGATGCTCCAGCATCAAGCAACTTAAATGTCTACGGCTACTCAGTTAGTTTTTACGACCTTGATGAAATTGGCGGAACAACGTCAGGTGGCTGGGGTGTGTGGACTAATCAAGGCACCAACTACTCGCTAAGTACTGGAATGTTTTCTGGAAGCAACCCCGTAACTACTGGATTTGGACCTGTGCGCTTTGGCATTAAAGCGGGAAATCAAAGTTGTTTCTCTGGCGAAGGCGTAGGTCCGTGTGTATACGGACCCGAAGTAACTGTTGATGCAACTGTTATTGACCCGAATTCATCAACAACTACAACAACTACAACTGTTGCTCCTCAAACAACCTCAACGACTTCTTCAACGACTTCCACAACGACAGTCCCTGAAACAACATCTTCAACCAGTACCACAACAACATCGCCTCCCCAGACTACTACTACAACCGTTTATGTGCCAACAGTCACGACAACAACTGAACCTGAGCCTGAAGAAGAACCAGAAACTACTACAACGACTGAGCCAGAAGTTACTACGACAACTGAGCCTGAGTTTATTCAACCGGAGGATGAAGAGGAGGCTCAGCCTGTTGAGCCTGAAACGACCCTTCCTGATTATCCAGAAGAAGAACAAGAAGGAGAACAGCAGCCAGAACCGATATCCCCAGAAGAAACGACAGAGCAAGATACAGAATCACAAGAGACTATAGTAACACAAGAAGAATTTGAAAGTATTATTGAAGATATATCTTCTGAAGAAATTCAGGCAGAAGATGTAATAGAGGTAATTGATAATCTCAATTCAGAACAACTTACAGAAGTTTTAGAATCTATAGGTATAGAGCAATTAACAGAAGTAATTGATGAATTATCAGAAGAGCAAACCCTTGATCTTGTTGAAAATATTGAATCCGTAGAAGCTTTAGATAATGTTATTAATGCAATTGCTGATTCGGAAGAACCAATTGAGGCATCTGTTGCAGTAGCAATTATTTTAAATGATAACTTTACAGAGATATCTACTGAGGCAGCCCAAGAGGTTTTTGCAAATGTTGATGCTGATTCTTTTACTGATGAACAAAAAGAGGAACTCTCTGAGGCTCTTACGGAAGCTCCTGATGAAATCAAAGAGGCTTTTGAAGAGGAAATTGATGTTTATGGCGGAGGTTTTGATACTTATGTTCCAACAGGATCAAGCATTGATGTTGGCGCAAGAAAAACAGTTATCGCTGCAGTTGCAACATTAACAGCAACGGTTGCCGTTACTGGCGCTGCCGGAGCGTCACCAACAGCACCAGCAGGAGGCTCAGGAGGCGGTTCTGGAGGCTCAGGAGGCTCTTCTAATCCAAGTTCTGGCTCAGAAGGTCGTTCACGAAAAGAAGAAGAGGGGAGTGAGCCAGCAGGTGAAATTGTTGATGCTGAAGGTGAGGATGATGAGCATTATGCTAAAAATAGCATTTACGAGTATTATATAAAGGAGGGAATTGAAATGAAGAAATTTAACTGGTCTGGTTTTATAAACAAACTTTGGAATATAACTGCCGGGTTAGCATTTACTCTTGCAGGTAGTTATGTTGTTTATATTACCCTCTCTGGCGCAACGCAAAGAGCGGCGGGTATTGCTACCCTAATTGCAATATTTATCCACTATACTCACAATATCTTTAAAAACGATATTAACTGATCCAGTTTCCTTATCACAAACAATGGGGTATAATAGAATTATACCCATTGGGGTAGGGAGGTGATCATGTCTACTAAGTCACAAAACTTAGATCAAGCACTTAAGGGAGGCGCACTCGGCGTTTGGGTCTGGCTGGCTACTGTTCAGCTAAATCTTGACGGTGAAGTAGTTGCCGTATTAACACCGGCAATTGCCTACGGACTTGCATGGTTATCAACAAGAGTTGGCGATCCAACAGTTGCTTCTTTCTTAGCAAAGAAGCCTGCGGAAAAGCCCGCTGTTAAAAAGAAGGCATAAGCGATGGAACAGGTCAAAAATATTTGCCTTCGTATATTGGCGACCTTTTCTGCCTCGGGACTTGGAGTTATCGGGGCGGGTACAATTGCTGGCGTTCCTGTTTGGAAGGCGGTTTTTATGGCAGGGATTGCTGGCGTTGCTACCGTTGTTGAAGGTTTATCACGTGAGTTCTTAGATGATGGTAAACTAGATATGGATGAAATCAATGAAGTCTTCAGTAAAGTCGATAAGAAAGCAGTTAAGAAAGAGGAGGAATTCTAAAATGAGCGTTAAATGGAATATTATTGCACCAGTCAAAAAGCCTGCAGATCTTGAAGGCATTGCACCTGGGAAGTTGCCAGAAAAACTTTTGAAGCCAATTAAGGGTGGCGGTAAGTTGCACTGGAGAGCTGCAGATGCATGGGAGGCAATGGTTGAGGCTGCCAAAGTTGATGGCATTGAATTAAAGCCGGTTTCTGCTGGGGATACATATCGCTCATTTGAATCTCAATTAATGGCATTTAGACAGAGATATCAGAAAGAGCCAATTGCTGGAGCTCAGACAAGAACTTTTGAAGGGATTAAGTGGTACAAGAAAGATCCTAAGCTAGCCAGCCTTGCTGCACCTGGTACATCGCAGCATAATAGCGGATTGGCAGTTGATGTTCATACTGCCGCTGAGCCAAAGCGTTTAGATTGGCTTATTGACAATGTTCGTAAGTTTGGGTTTAGCTGGGAAGTTGTTCCAGAAGAACCTTGGCACTTGCGCTATACAGAGGGTGATAATCCACCTGCTGCTGTGATTGAATTTATTACAAAGAGAGATGGGCAAGCGCCCGCACAGCCAGCATCTGTCGCTAAAACTTCAGTTGATGAAGGTAAAATAAAAGAAGAGGCAAAAACTCTTCCTGTACTTACAAAGGGCAATAAAGGGCAGGCGATTAGAAGAGCCCAAAGATTGCTCGACAAGCATGGTTTTAATTGCAAAGATGATGGAGATTTTGGAGCCAAGACGGAAGGCTTGGTCAAGAGCTTTCAATTAAGTCGTGGTATAGAATCTAACGGAATTATTAACCAGGCTACCTGGGAAGCATTGCTGGGTTAATCAATCTTTGCTAATATCTTATAGGAGATATTATGCCGGCAACTAGAAATATAGAGATTTATCAAGGCGATACTTATGCCCATCAACTTGTATTGAAGAATAATGCCAATGCGGTAATAAATATTACTTCTAGAGCTTATTCTGGTCAAATTAGGAAGAGGCGGTCGTCAGACACAATAACTGCTACATTTAATGTAGAAATTACAGATGGTGCTAATGGAGTTGTTGTATTTACTTTATTGCCAAATATTACTGCAAATCTTAGATCAGGTGTTTATGTTTACGATTTTCAAGAAGTAAATGGATCAACAGTTACCACTATTTTAACAGGAAATGCTACTGTTACTGGTGAGGTAACTAGGTAATGGCTGATATTACAACACTGCAATTAACAACTACGCAAGCCTCAAATGTCTCCATAACTACCAATACTACCGTTTTAACACAAAGTAGTGGTACAATTAATTTAGCAAGTTTAATTTTAAGCAATACAGCACCAGCTGATGTAGCAAGAACTGCAAATGCTGGAGTAAGTAATGTTGCAGCTAGATCAGACCATGTTCATAGCGCTGCAGATTTATTGCTTGATGGAGGAAATTATTAATGGCTAATAAAATTAGAATTAAGCGTAGAGCGTCAGGCAGCACAGGAGCGCCAACAAGTTTAGAGAATGCAGAATTAGCATTTAACGAAGTAGATGATGTTCTTTACTATGGTGAAGGAACTGGCGGTGTTGATGGCACAGCCACAACAGTTATTGCCATTGGCGGCTCAGGTGCATTTGTAACTCTTGCATCGGATCAAACAATATCTGGCAACAAAACAATTAATGGCAATGTAATTATTAATGGCACAACATCAGTTGCTACTCCAACAGCTAACGCCCATGCTGCTACAAAACTTTATGTTGATACTGCAGTTTCAAGTGCAAGTTCAACCTTTACAGCTGCCGGCGATACAGGTAATGTTTCTATTTCCGGTGGAGATACATTTACAATTGCTGGTGGTACTGGATTAACATCTGTTGCTGCTGCAACAGATACTGTTACAATTAATCTTGACAACACAGCAGTCACTGCTGCCTCGTATGGTGGCGCAGGTACTGTTGGAACATTCACAGTCGATGCACAAGGTCGCTTGACAGCTGCTGCAAATGCAACAATTTCTATTTCTTCTTCGGCAGTTACGGATTTTACAGAAGCTACGCAAGATGTTGCTGCTGGATTGCTCACTAACGGAACACACAGCGGAATTGCAGCAACATATGATGATGCAAATGCAAAAGTAAATCTTGACGTTGCAGACTTCACAATCACCCTTAGTGGGGATTTGACGGGTAGTGCAACTATTACAAATCTTGCAAATGCAACTCTTACTGCGACAATAGCCGCAGATTCAGTTGCACTTGGTACAGATACGACTGGCAACTATGTCGGCTCTGTTGCTGCTGGCACAGGCGTTTCCGTCTCCAACACCAATGTTGAAGGTGGAACATTTACGGTTGACTTGGCGAACACAGCGGTAACTGCTGGCTCTTATGGATCAGCGGGTTCTGTTGGAACATTTACGGTTGATGCACAAGGTCGTTTGACAGCGGCATCTAATTCAACAATTTCAATTACTGCATCACAAATCAGTGACAGAGCAACCAATCTTGTTACAGGTCTAACTGGAACAGCAAATGAAATTGCGGTGTCAAACTCAGGCGTTGGTGCTGTTACATTGAGCCTTCCAGCCAATGTTACTATTTCAAACAACCTTGTAGTTACTGGTGATTTGACAGTTAATGGCAATACTACAACGCTCAACACAGCAACTCTTGTTGTTGAGGACAAGAATGTTGTTCTTGCTAGCGTTGAAACGCCAACAGACACAACTGCCGATGGCGCTGGTATTACAATCAAGGGCGCAACTGATAAGACATTCAACTGGATTGATGCAACAGACTCCTTTACGGCATCTGAGCATATCAATCTTGCTTCAACAAAAGTATTTAAGATTGCCGGGACAACTGTTCTTAGCGGAACAAATCTTGACAATGTTACTGTCGATGGTGGTACATTCTAAGGAGTCTTGAATGGCTAATGTTGTTAAAATTAAAAGATCAGGCACAGCGAATACTGCTCCAACATCTCTAGAATATGGAGAGTTGGCAATCAATTATGCTGACGGACTTTTATTTTTTAAAGATTCTTCCAACACTATTGTCTCTTTTGACATCAGTGGAACTTTTAACATAACTGAAATTGGTGGGGATTTAAAGAACCTTGAAGTATCTGTCGCTATGCAAACCTTTTAAGGGCTAGAACTCATTTTCTGGTACAATTGAATATTATGGATGATGTCAAAATCAATACAAGTAAAACTCTTACACTGACACTTCCAAGTGACCCTGTAAGCAATGTTGTTTCTGTAAGCCTTTATCATGAATTTGGCTCACTTGTATCTGGTCCAACAAATGCAACAAGAACAGGTACTGGTGTTTATACAATAACATATGGTCAACAGGCTTCTGGTATTTATGTTTTAAATAGTGCCGGGAGGTATAGAGTTGATTTTACATACACAATTTCTGGAACGAGCTATACGCAATCTCAATATATTAATGTGTACACACCGTATGTTGATATCGACACCTTCTTTACAGACCATCCTGATTTAGAAAATGATTACTATGAAAAATTTGATAAAATGGAAAAACGTGTAAGGAACATAATTAATACTTTTTGTGGTCAATCTTTTGACTATTATCCAAATAAATATATTGAAATTTCTGGTTCCGGTAAAAACACACTTCACTTGCCGCATCCAATTAGCGGATTAACAAAAGTAACAGTAAATGTTGGAGATGAAGATCAAACAGTAATTCATGATTCTACAGATGCTACTTTAAATAACATTGAAAAGTCTAAAGAACCTCACAATTTTCAATCAAGCTACTATATTCAATTTAAGAGATCTTTTCTCGATAGTGTGCAGACTTTAATAGTTTCATCAAAATTTGATGAAGGTGATGATTATAAAATTGAAGGTGATTTTGGATGGAAATATGTTCCTGACAATATCGTGCAAGCTGCTGATTTATTATTAGAAGATATGATGAATGGTGATTCTGATTATAGAAGGCATGGCATGACAACTGTTGATATGGATATCCTTAAATATCAAGTTAAGGATTCATTCTATGAATCAACAGGTAATATTGAAGCAGATGTATTGCTTATGGATTACACGCTTTTCGTGATGGATTATGTGGTTTAAATGTCCTATCAAACTTTTTTTCGCTTTGCGCACAAATGCGATATTTACACAAAAACAACAGCTACAAATGCTGCCGGTCAAGAGTATGCAACGTTTACAAAATCGGCTACGATAGGCTTTCAATTTCAAGCCCCGACCACTCAATCTACGTCCTCTAGCGATAGAAGATTGTCTCCGTATGTTGATAATTTTTCAAAATATGAAGGAATAGTTCCAGCGATGTATTCTGAGTATATTAGTTATGATAATAGAATTACAAATATAACAGATTCAAAGGGTACTCAAGTTGATACGGACACATATGAGATCGTTGGCATTCAACCAAAATTTACTTTTTCCGGTAAAAAGCATCATGTTGTTGTATCCCTTAGAAGGGTGGTTGAAACATAATGTTTAATATCTCAATTAAAAGTAATTTTAATAATTTAATAAATAAAGTAGATATGATACCGATCGATATGCAATCGGCAGTCGCTGAGGGTGTCGGGGCGGCGCAATCTGATATAGAAAATGTTATCAATACAAATTATCAGAGCGTTGAAATATCTGCATCCAGCGGTGGTGCGGAAGTAAAAATTGTAAATGGCTTTGAAGATAATTCTGATGAGATTAAAAGAATTGTAATGGAAAAAATAAAAATGTCGTACAGGGGGTTGTAATGACTTTGCCAATTTACGATATCAACTCTCATCTTGCACAGGATCAGGATATTGTGACCGCTGCGGGGAAGCAAATGAATTTTTATCCTGTCGTTGCTCCATCCAGTGCAACTGCTCCTTATGTTGTTTATTATTATAATCCATTGATACCAGATCCAGATCGCCATTGGATGAGAAAAGATGTTGTTAGATATTCAATATTTGATACAGATGTAGAAAGACTGTTTTCAGTATCTGAATTATTTATAGAAATTCTTGGCAAGGCAGATACAGTAGCCAAGACAGGTGGTATAGAGGCTACCGGGCAAGACCGTAGGATATTATCATCAATGCAAACAGATTCCAGTCTGGCTGTGCCATTAGAAAAAGAGGGTTGGTATAGGATGAATTTAGACTTTAGAATATGTAATGTATAAAAAAATATATGGTACAATATATGCTGTATGGAATATATTACAATTACCTATGTCGGGAGAACTCCCGGGTATGTGGCGAAAGTAGGAAGTTCCATATATGAATTCGAATGGAATAAATCTCTCGGTATTGGCAAACGCCAAGGAGAGGTAAATCCAAAAGATATTTCTAAGATCGCTAATTGGCGTGATAAGAAAGGTCGGAAAATATTCCGGCTTGATAAAATAGGAGGAAATACAAATGGCAGTTAATGTCGCAAATATTGTCGTTGGTGAGGCAACCATTAAGCTTGGTCCATCGGCTAACGCAACAACGATCGCTGCAATGGATAACTTCGCTGATGTCGGTGCCACACAAAATGGTGTCGAAATTTCATGGGAGCCAGACATTGTAGATATTGAGATCGACCAATTCGGTGATGCCGCAAAGTTGATTCAGTCCAAAGTTAAGGTGATGGTGAAGACCACGCTTGCTGAGGGAACATTGAACAACCTTGCAATCGCTTGGAATTATGATGATGTCACAGATGGTGACGACATCAAGGCAAACTTCGCAGGTTCGGGTGCAAATACAAACACCTTCCTGTTCGGTTCGCAGAACGTGTACCCACGTGAAAAGGGTCTGGTCATTGTTGGCTCAGCCCCCGGATCGTCGGCAGCAGCAATCAAGACTCGTTCCTACTACACAAAGCGTGCGGTTTCGATGGAATCATCGATGATCAGCATGAAGCGTGCAGAGGCAACGATGTTCACTGTTGGTTTCCGTATTCTCCCCAAGACAGAGGATACAAACTACGAGTACGGCAAGATTATCGATCAGCAATAATTGATTGAAAAATCGTGAAGTAGCCCTCGCAGGCTTCTATCTTGTGATAAACTTGATGGGAGAAGCGAGGGCTTCTTTATTTTACAAACAAGGTAGGTAAACAGTAATGAGTGATAATAAGGACATTTTGGCTGGAACTGAAATTCTTTTTGCAGATGGAAAGAAGAGAGTTATTAAGCCTTTGACAATTCGTAATCTTCGTAAGTTTATGAAGATTGTCAAGAATCTTAAGAACGATGAAACTCTTGAGGATGCAGACATTGACGTAATGGTTGAGGCAGCCGCTGTTGCATTGGCTGTCGTCGATCCAGAACTCGCAGGCGATAAGGAGAAGTTGGAGGATGTTCTTGATCTCAAGTCATTCGGCGCTCTCATGACTGCCGCAATGGGGTCCGACCCTTCCTTCTAGGCGAGGAGAGTGAGGTATCTTCCGACACAAGTTGGGAAGACATTCCTCTCCTCAAATATGAGTCTGAAATATTTATAAAAACCGGAGCTTGGAACAGCATCGGAGAGTTGGAGTCATGTCTTACTCTCAATGAGCTGTTCCTTCTCTATCGTGCAGCTGTTAATGAAACAAGTACTGCTATGAAGATTGCTGCAGCCGCTCAAGGTGCTGATGTTGATTTTGATGAAGACTGGTATAATCCTGCGCCTAAGAGAATTGTCCAAGGACTTGATATTATGCAAATGGGAATTGGTCTTGGATATGAAGTTTCTCAAAAAACTGATTGATAAAACCTTGATTTTATCGACCTAATGTGTAATAATTAATATGGCTGAACTATGTCTGATACACCAACACCGTATGGGGATATAAAATTTACTGTCACTGCAGATACGTCTGAAGCTGCGATTTTACGTCAAAGTTTAGCTCAAGTATCTGCACAAATTAATAATACTGTAAGTACAGTAAATAAGCTTGCCAGTACACAAGCGATGCTTCAAAGAATTACTGCTGGTACTGGTAATAGCACAAAAGTTTTAACTGGTTTAATTGCTGCTAATAATAAAGCGCAAGTTCTTAATAATAAAATTATTAGCGATGCTGTAAGGCATCATGCTGCTTTAACAAAAGAGATTGATAGGCTCGGAACATCATCTCCAAAAGCAACTGCGGCACTAAATGCTCAAGCCAATGCAATGCAACGCCTGACTACCAGCTCGAGAGAGCTGACAAGAGCACTGCAGGCAACATCTATCCAGCAATGGGCTAACAGGGCTAAAGGCTCGTTGACTCAAATGAACATGAGTATTCTTAGGACAACTGCTCAAACACTTGCATTTACAAGAGCCTTGAGAACAGCGTTCTTTAGCTTCGCAGACTTAGAGCAGGAATCTGCAAGAGTTACAAAGCTTATGGTTGACAACTTTGGATCTGGAGAAGAAGCTATTAGGCTTGCTTCTGAACAAACAAAGGAATTGGGTAAGCTTCTTGATCAAGTAACTAGAAAATTTGGAACAAGCAGGGTGTTGGTTCAAAGTCTAGCAGGTGACTTTGCAGAACTTGGCATAGGTGATATTCAAGGTCTTAAAGATCTTGTTGAATTAACAACTACTGTTGAGAAATTAGGTAACGTTGATATTGAACAATCACAAAGATTTGTTGAATCAATGTTGCAAAATATTTTAAGAGTTAAGAGAGAGCAGTATGCAGCAAGAGGTCTTTCGTTAGATTTAACTGACCCTAAGCAATTTAGCAATATTATTGCTGAATTAAGAGGTCAGCTTGCTGAGTTCAACTTAGTTGAAAATAAAACTTCTCTATCACTAAAAGATCTAGCAGACGCATTCCCAGAAGTCTCGGCTGCAGCAACAACATTCGGACTGTCAATGACAGAATCCGCAGCGCTGCTCGCTCCGATGGTTGCTTCTGGTTTCCAGGTCGGCGCATCTGCTAACTCTATCAAAGTTTCATTGCAAAGAATGGTTGCAATGACAAAACAAAATTCAGTAATTCTTGGTGAGCTTAATCAAGCGCTCGGACCAGATTTTGACTACTCTGCTGGTGTAAGTATGGAAAATATTCAAAAGCTTACAGATGGTTTTAATAATCTATTAAACATTAAGGGCGAGCAGGGAACACTGGAGCTGTTTGCAAGATTGTTCGGCGTTCGTCAGGGACCAAGAATGGAAACATCCTTTAGGCAGTTGGCAGTCTTTCAAAAAGCGCTAGGAGAAATGGGAACAACAGAAGCCAGGATTGCTGAAGTAATTCAAAAAAATGTTAATGCGAGATTAAAGTCTGCCGGGTTTGCTGAGACTGAGCAGATTCAAGTAAAAAAAATGGTGGATATCAGTAATTTACACAGAAAAGCTACTGAAAATATTAATGGTCAATATACAAAAAGAGCTAAAATAATTCGTGAGGGTCAAAAGTTAGCTTTTGATGAATTAACTAAAATTTATGGAACAACAGGTGATGAGTCTAAAGATTTCTTAAGCAAAATAGGAACTGAGTCCGGTAAGATATTGATGTCTAGTGCTTTTAGAATTGAAGACGTAGCGCAAAAGCAATTAGAGACTGAATTGCAAATTGGTCTAGATACCACTATAACAAAATTTAGAATAATGAAGGAAGAAATATTGGCGATCGGAAGAGTGATCGTAACAGCCTTCAAGCCATTGATAGAATTTTTTACACCAATAATACAAAAGATTAGAGATTTTGTAGAAAATCTTGGACCGCTCGGTAAAAAAGCTATAAGTTTTGGTGTTATATTTTTAGGTTTGATACCATCTATAAAACTTTTGACAGTTTCATTTAGATGGTTTTTTACAGGGGCGCTGTCGAGTATTGCAAGGCTTGCAACAGGTTTTGGCAAACTTGGGTCTAGGATTATTGATGTTACCGAACTTGTTGATCGTGGAGCTGGGGCTTTAAAAAATTGGCAAAAGGCAACATCCTTGCCAGGGACAACAAAAGTTCTCTTGTCTGGAAGAAAGCGTGGTGCTATAACAGATGTATCTGGATTGGACCCGTCAGCTCAGCAAGTATTGCAACAGGGTTCAACGCCAACATCTGCTGACCTTAAAAATATTTTTAAACGAGCCATCGGGCTTCCTGTCGGTGGTGATGCATTAACTGGATTAGATGCTGCCATAAAAGCAGTTGATGCAACTGCAGAAACTGCAGCTGATGCTGCCGATGCTGCTGCAACGACTGCTAAATCTGTTAGCGATGGAGTTAGTGAAGCATTAAAGGCTGGGTTTAAAGGAACTGTATTCACTAGCAACAGATTCATGGGGAATACATTTACTGGTGGTCCCGGAGGTGGAGGCACAGGTCGTGGACCTAGAACACCTGGGTCTCCTAGAACACCTGGGTCTCCTAGAACACCTACCGATACAAGACCAACATATGGTCCCCCAGCACCTGGTCCTGTATATGGACCAGCAATGCCGCCTCCAGATACAAGACCAACATATGGTCCGTCCCTGCCTTCAGATGCAAGACCAATTTATGGTCCATCGCTACCTCCATCTGTAACTGGCACAAGCAAGATACCAGCCGGTGGTTTTAGAGTACCAACAACTCCTGTATTGCCATCAATTCCAGGTCCTGAGCCAGTTAAAAAAGCTGCTAAAGCCGCTAAAAAAGCCGTCAAGGAAACAATAGATACTGCAGCGGCATCAGTTGCCACAGCAACTGCAACAGTCGGTGCCGCAGTTGCTGATGTTAGCTCCACAGTTGCATCTGTGGCTGCTGGGGCTGCAGAAACGGTTAGCGAGGGTGTCTCTAGTGCCGTAAGTGCTACTAAAACAGTTGCTAGTGGATCAAAAGTTACAAAAGCTGCAGCTCAAATGACAACACTAAAAGTTTCAGAGATAGTTTCAGTTTATGACAAACTTGGTGTTGCTTTGCCAGATGAATACCAATTCTTAAGAAGTTTAGATAAAGAATGGCAGGTAGCGACAAAAACTAAGCAGAAAGTTCTAAAAGATATAGCTGCACAAGCAAAAGGTGGTGATTTAACAAATCTTGGTGGTCCACTCGGAAGAATCGAGCGCATCGGAAAATCAGAGGTTATCTTTACATCTCCAGAATCAAAGAGATCACTAAAGCCAACTTCAAAACAAATAGCTGAACGTGCTCTTCGACCAGATGTAATGGTCCCATTTGGTCAAGATGAGATTATTGGCGATTTATTAGGAGAGAGACTGAAGAGGGTTCCGAAGGTCGGTTCAACTATTCCTGCAAAAGCAAAGCCATTAGCTGGGGTTATTGAAAATCTTAAAATTAGAGGCAAAAAAATACAAGAAAATATAAATCAATTAGCAGAAACTGGTATGAAAGCAGCTGAGCGTGCGGCGGCTCAGGCTGATAGTGTTCTTAAATATGGTGCTACTGAAACAAAATTGTTAGCTGATGAATTTAAAGGTTTAACACTAACTCCTAAAGATACTGCAGCAGGGGTGATTGAAGTTGAAAGAGAAGTTAGGGTTCTTAGCGAGTATGAAAAAGCAGTTGAAGAGGCAAGAATTGCACAAAAAGAATTTGAAGATCTTACATCGTCTGCATCACAGCAGGATGTGCAAAGATTGGCAAATAAAGCAAAAGCAACTAGAGAAAAAGTTGTCAAGCTTGAAAAGACAAAAAGGAATGTTGTTCGAACAGCAACAAAATTTGATATAGTACCAGCAGCTCCGGTATCTCAAGAGCTGCAAAATTTTAGAGATATAACATCAAGAAAACTACAGCTCTTAGGACCACAAAGAACTCTTTTGCCAAAAGGTGTTAACACACAAGAGCAAGTTAGTAAAGCTCTAGCAAGTGCCGTTGCTCAAGAAAAGATTTTGCTCCCGAAGGGTGGTATTAATCAAAACTTAAAATTAATAGCTGGATATAGAGCTTTAATGGTTGAGAAAATTGAAGCTATAAATAAAGCAATTGACAGTGGCGATGATGTGATTGTTAAAAATCTTAAACAAATCGGTTATAAGAGTAAGCAAGAAATTGCAAAAATGACTAGTAAAACATCTAAAGCTCAGGCTGCAGCTCAGAATCGTGAATTGATAAGAAAACTCGCAGCAAAGTCTGTCCGTCTAGATGAGCTAGATCCAGAGTCGCCAGCTTATGATCCTAATGCTGGGCGTAGATTATTTACAAAAGGCATGGCTGATAAAGTTGCAAACGAGAGGATTGTGCAACAATCTGATAGTCAAATATTAAATAGAATATCTCCAACAACAGATAAAGCTAAAGCTAGTATAATTGCAGAAAGAAATGCTGCAAGAACAAGAAATGCTGCAAAAGAAGCGGATATATTGAATAAAACAATTAATCAGATGACTTCTGATTACACTGTTGAAGCGCAGCAGTCTAGATCTAAAGCAGTTACAGCGTTTAAGAAAACACGTAACGCACTAATAAAGAAATTTGGAAGCATTGAGGCTGCAGAGGTAGCATTAAGTAATGCTGTAAATGCAGAGCTTGCAGTTCAAAAAGGAGCTCTTTCTGCACCAACTGCTGCTGTAAAGAAAGCGGTTTCAAGAACAACGTCAATAGTTGCATCCGGAACTGCGGCAGTTAAAGAAACAGTTGATACTGTAGCAAGAACTGCAAGCAGTGTCCCATTCATATTGAAAGATTCATTGGGTGGGTTCAGAATGTTCCATTCAGCCGCCTCTGAAGCAGTCTCGTCTTCAGTCGTTGCATCTACTAAGACAATTGGATCTGAGATAAGCAGGTTGCTCGATGATGTAATAGTAAGAGCACTTCCGGCTGGATTTGATCCAGCAAAAGCTAAAGTCATGCGTTCTGTCATTGCAGAGGTATTGGCAAAGACACCAATAACAGCAGCAAGTGCGGCAACTCCGGCAGCGCAAAGTTTTATGTCCCATGTTCTTGGCGGCATGGGTGATGATATTGCAAGGGTTATAAATTCACTTGCGCCAGATATTACTTCGGCAATATCTGCCGGTGGCATATCAGCAAAAGGTGGAATTGTGCAAACAGCAAAGGCAAGAGCTGTTGGTTCCTTTAATAAATTGAAATCATTAACTACTGCAAAAATTCTTGGTGATCTAGGAATGCTTAGAACTGGTATTGAGGCGGCAGTGTTTGATGCCGTAGCCGCTGCTGGCTATGCAATTGAGAGTACAACAAGTTCTATTGGTGAAGCTATTAGGGCTGGTACATATACGGAAGCAATGATCCCAGGGTATTTAGATGAATTGACCGCAAAGAGAGAAAAGAGGAGCGCTAGGGCGGTAGAGAGTGGGTCTGCTGGTGCTGCGGCTGCTGCTGAGGCTAGAGGTGAGCCGATATCGAGAGGAGAAAAGAATGCTGCTAGAAGAAGAAAAAGGGCTCTAGAGAGGCTTGTTAAGGAAGGCAGAGCGCCAGATCTTGAGGCAGCCGGCAGTCTTTATGATAAGGCTCTCGCAGGTGGAAAAGAAGAGCTAGACAAATTATTGCCAAAAACAAAAGCTAGCGTCGGTTCGGCGGTTAAGGAGGCGGTTGGTGATGCTGCTGAGGCTGCAAAGGAAACAGCATCTGAGGCTGTCGAAGCTGTTGGAGAAAAACTAGACGAAGCTGTTAAAACAGTTAGCGATGCTACAACTGGCGCAATAGATGATGCTACTAAAGCTGTAAAAGATAAAGTTCGTGCACCATCGACAAAAGGGATGAAAGTCGAGGATATGGGGCGTGCTGAGCTTGTAAGGGAGAAAGGGAGATTGCAAAGTGCTATTAAGAAAGCACCTTTGGATATCTCTGTTCTTGATGAGGAGATAACAAAGAAGAAAGCCCTCATTGATGCTATGGATCCAGCGTCCAAGGGGCTTAAGACGAATGCAAGAATTATTGCTGAACATACAGCGTTGGTAGAGAAGAGAAATGCATTAAGTGCTAAGCTTGCTTCATCTGAAGCAAGGCTTGCTGAGGTTAATAAGCGACTTGCTGAGACAAAGACCGCCGAGGCAGCATCTTCAAAGAAAGCAAAGCCAGCAGCTGCCGCAGCAGCAGCTGGTGCCGCACCAACTGGAGCCCCAAGAGCTCCAAGAATACCAACTGCTGCTGCGCCAGCCGCATCCGTTGCCGCTGTGACGAGCTCAGCAGTTGTTGAAAAACTTGATGAAGTTATTATTGAATTCGATCGGTCCCTTGCAAACTTTTTTAAGGGACCAAACTTCTTTCAGGGACCAAACTATTTTGCTGGTCCAATAACAGCAATGCCCAATGCAAAATTTAAAGATGTAAAGAAGAGATTTTCTGATTTAACTGACGATGAAAAAAAGAAGGTATTGTCTGGTCATACTAAGAGAGCTGATGAAGCTAAGGCAAGAATTTTAGCAAGAAAAGCTGGCGCTACTGGCGCAGGCACGGTTGATGATGCTGCCGCAGCGGCAAGTGGCGCTACTGCTGCTACTGCCGCAAAGGCTGGGTTGTTGAGGAAATCTTTGTCCGGTCTTGGTGGATTGATGGGGAGTGGGTTGGTTCGTGGTGCACAAATTGGTAAAGCTGCACTGCAGGGGATGTTTGGAATAGTTGGCAAGTCTGCATCAGAGTTCTGGAAGATGAGTGCTGCATTTATCAATATGTATACAACCGCAATCAGCAGTGCATCATCAAGCTCAAGGCTTGCATCCATTTCTGCAATGATTGGGGCAAAAGCAATTGCAGTTGTTGGTAAAGCTGCAGCTATTACGGATAAAGCTATAAAGAAATTAGCAGGATCGTTCTTGGCTCTTGGGAGAACAATTGCCACAACAACAAATGCTGAATTGACAAGATTCTTTGCTTCGCTTCAAAAGAGTAAAATATTAAAGGCTTGGGGTTTCTTATTATTTACCGGAATGTTGCCCTTGATCAAGGGTTTTAAAGTGCTGACAATTGGTGCAGTTAAATTCATTACAACAATGAAATTTAGCGCTCTCATTGGTGGATTTCAGCAATTATATCAGACGGTTTTAAGGACTGCATTAAGTTTCGCTGCTCTAGCTATTAAGCTAAATGCGGCAATGCTAATGATTGCGCCAATATTGATAGTGGTGTTTTCGATTATATCAAAAGTTAAAAGAGGCATCTCAGGTCTGTCGCCAGCTATGGACAATTTTAAAGCTGCTTGGGTGGCAATAAAAGATGCGATATATATACTTGCTGCTCCTTTGGAAAATCTTATTGCTTCATTTGGCGGTATTGGGGCTCAAGGCGATTCGGTTAAAAGAACTGCAGGTGTAATTTGGTTGATATCTAAAGGTGTAAGGGCTGCTGCTGAAGCATTCCAAAGATTCGCTGCCGGTCCCGGTCTTAAATATATGAAGAGTGCTGTTGTTCCAATTATAACAAGAATTGTTAATAGATTTATACTTCTTGGAAGAGCGATAAGTGCCGCATTTGGTGGTCGAAGCGGAGAGGCGGCAAAGAATTTTAAAGGCTTCTTATACTCAATGCTTTATGAAGCAGTTGCATTTATTGGTAAATTTATAAGCTTAATAGCATCTGCACTAGAAATGTTTGCACCAACATTGGCTAAGATAATTGATGCCATTGTTGCTGCAACTATCACAGCATTTAGAAAAATTATGAATTTTGCAAAAGAAGTAATGCTGCTTCTAGGATCAATTATAACAGTTATTGGTGGAATATCTGGTCAAATTGGCATTGCCCTTGGTGGTGCAGCAATTGTTGCTGGTGGTGTTGGCATCGGACTTCTTGATATCAAATTAAAGGAATTTGAGGAAAGCGCTAAGAGTGGTGGCTTAGGGGCTGGGAAGGCAATTGCAAATGGAATTACTAGTGGTGCAAAAAAAGCTGCTCGTGGTATGGAGACTCTTAAAGCTTTAGTTGGTGAAAAATATGGTGATTTGATGGGTGTCGGTATAAACACTGCTCTTGCTTCAAGAATTGCAAAAGACATGCCAAAGGATGTTAAGAATGAAATTATAAGGTCTGCCGATGATGCAAGAGCTGGTGGAGAATCGCTCGGGCAAGAAATTGCAAAGGGCATTAAGAAAGGTCTAACAGATCTCAAATCAGAATTTACAGATAAGTTTTTTGGAAAAGCTGATTCTGAAATTGATAAATTTGTAGAGAAATTAAAAGATGGTTTAAATGAACAGAAAGATAAAGCGCTAGAGGCATTTGATAATCAAATAGAAGCTATTGAAGCTCTTGGTGAAGCAGAAGAAAGGCTTACTGCGACTGTTGAATACGAAGAAAAACGTCGTGAGATGATACGAGAGCGTGCTCTTGATAGAGAAAATTATTTGCGTGAAAGAAAAGTCGCTGCGTATGAAGGAAGGGCTGAAGATGTAAGGTCATTAGACCTTACATTTAGAAAGAGTAGTGTGGAGAAAGATAAGGAGATTAAAGACTTTGATCTAGATAGAGTTAAGACTCTCCAGGCTCAAAATAGAGAGGATGCTGTCAAAGTAATTAATAAACAAAAAGAGCAATTGGTCAAAGAATATGACAAGATGTTTAAAGACTTTGATCAAAGAATTGAAGACATAAAGGTTCGTGGATTTAGTAATGAACAAGAGTTTGTGCAAATGTTTGGCAATTTACAAAACGCTGCATCGGTATTTTCTGACGATATCTCTTCAACTTTCATGAAAGCTATGGAAAGTCTTCCAAATGCAATAAGAGAATCAACAGATCCATCTATTGGAATGTTTAGTACATCAATGGATAAAATGGTTCAAGAAGCAAAGAGAACTTTCGGTATTGGAGTAACTAGTGCAAGTTCAGAATCAATACTTGGAGCTGCTTATTTCCTTGCTAAGGGAATGCCGGGTGCGTTTAGACAAGCATTTGATTCAGGTATTGTTTCACAATTTGTCACGCCATTCTCAACAAAAGTTAAGAATGAATTAAATAATACCGTCCCGGCTGATTTGTGGGTTAAGTCTGCTGGTGTTGCAATGGTTGAAATGGTTAATGAAATGAAAAGAAAACTTGTTAGCCTCAAGGGAACTTTGTATGATGATTTTAAGAAATTGTTCTCTGAAATGCCCGTAACAGATTTAAGTAGAATATTTGGTGATATGTTTAAAGATCTCGATTCAGAGGCTCTTAAGGATTATTTTGCCAACCTTTTCCCAACAGCGGAAGAATTAAAGGCAAAAATTATAACAATTGAAACAGTTCGATCCAAAGACGGATCTGGCGGTGGAGAAGCGCCAAAAGCTTCGCCCGGTTTCACTCCATCAGAGTTAGGACCAACTGACGTAGATTACTCAAAATATAAAGATTATGTTGAAAGAATGGCTGAGTTGAGAGAAAAGGCGGCAGAGCCTGCGCAGTCTGAAAAGCAGGATCCAAAACAAAGCTTCTTTGGCAAATTTAAAGATATTATTGTTGGCATAGCTGATTATCTTGGTCCAGTTAAAACAGCCATCCTGGGGGCGCTTGGAGTTGTTGCTGGCGCTGGTGCTGCAATACCAATATGGACTGGAATAAAAGTTGCTGCTGTCGCAATTGGAACAGCAGTTGGTGGATTACCAATATTAATAGGAACAGTGATTGGTGTATTAATATACTTGTACGCTAGATTTAAATCCGTAAGAGATATTGTGAATGGTATAGCTATGGAAATACGGGATGGTCTTGTTGCTGCATTTAATTTCCTAAAAGATATTGGAGTTAAAGCATTTGATGAAATTAAAATTGCATTTTCAAAACTATGGGATGGCTTTACTGGGGTTGCTTTGCCAAAAATTGGTGAAATTTGGAATGGTTTTACAATTGGTTTTACAATTGCATTTGATTGGCTAAAAGAACAAATTGGTAGAAGGGTATCTGTTTTAATTGATATTATTAAAGCTCTTATTGATCCATTAAAAGATTATTGGGAAGCTGCCTTTAAAGCTAGTTTTAATTTAATTAAAAGTTTTTTTGAAAATGTTTCGAATATAATTGTAGAATTATTTGCAACATTAAAAGTAATATTTGAACCAATAATTAAAATTATTGTTGGTGTATTTATTATAATAACTGAAGCTATTACAATTCTTTGGGAAAAATTAAAAACGCCAATAATAACTATTGCAACATTTATTATTAAAACATTTACATTTTTACTTCCAATATTTTCTAGCATAGGTAGTTTTATATTTGATGTAATTGGTGGTGCAATAGTTGGTCTTCTTAAAATTATAAAATTTGTTTTTGAGGGAGTGTATAAATCAGTTGGCACAGTTGTTAATGTTGCAGTTGGTATAGCAAAAGCAATATTTAATGTGCTGAATGCAATCTGGACAAACCCTGTTGTGAAGTGGATCAGGGACTTCTTATTCAGAGTCTTGATGCTTGGAATTTTTATAGTTGCAAGCTTGCTGGAAGCATTTGCAAAAACAATATTTAATGCATTTAAAACAGTATTTAATATATTTAAAAATATTGCAACATTTATATATAACACACTCAAGCCAGGGCTTGAATTAATTGGGAATGTTGTTAAATTTGTTTTTACACCTGTTATATCAATAATAAAAGTAGTAATAGATATAGTTAAATTTCTGTATGGTGAATTTGGGTTTCTCGGTCTAGCGTTAACCCCATTTGTTGCTGTTTTGGAATTGATAAGACGTATTGTTATGATTGTTTGGAATGTTGTTAAGTCTGTATTTAAAGGCATATACTCATTAATTGAAAGTGCAATTGTAATTATAAAAATTGTTGCAAGTGCTATATGGGACGGTTTAGGAAAAGTTTGGGGATTAATCTCACCAATTGTTAATGCTTTCTGGGATGGTATAACAACAGCAGCAGGGTTTGTTTGGGATTTACTAAAGAAGGTTGGTCAAGGTATTTGGGATGCTATTGGCTGGGTTTGGAATGATATAGGCGTTATCGCTATTGCTGTATGGGATGGCATAAAGATTGCTGCACAAACAGTTTGGGATTTCCTTAAGACAGTTGGAACAGGTATTTGGAATGCAATAGGATGGGTCTGGGATATGATTGCTGCAGCATCACAAAAATTCTGGGATCTTATTGCTGCAGGTTGGGAATTGGTCGGTCCAATTTTTGAACAATTATGGGAATGGTTATGGAATGGTATTAATTATGCTTGGGATACATTAAAACAAACCTTGCAATTCTACTGGGATCTTTTCAAGGAGATGTGGGGTTGGGTTGAGCCAGTCCTGTCTCAGTTATGGGAGTGGTTGTGGAATGGTATTAAGTGGGCGTGGGATCAGTTGGTAGAGGTTGTGCAGTTCTATTGGGATTTGTTTAAGCAAATGTGGGGTTGGATTGAGCCTGTTTTAAGTCAATTATGGGATTGGCTATGGACAGGTATTAAGTTTGCTTGGGATAAGATAACAGATGCAGTCCAGTTTATGTGGGAAGGCGTAAAGGTTATGTGGTCGTGGATTCAGCCTGTACTGAATACTCTCTGGGATCTGTTATGGAATGGCATTAAGCTTGCATGGGATGGAATTACGACAGCAGTTCAATTTGTTTGGGATAAGATAAAAGCAATGTGGGATGCAGTTTACCCTATTCTTAAAACAATGTGGGAGTGGATAAAAGATAAGATTGGTGCTGCTGTTGATGGTGTTAAGGGTGCATGGAATGGTCTGAAAGATGCGGTTAGCAATACATTTAATTGGTTTAAAGATAAATTCTCAAGTATTGGTGGTTTTATAAGAGAAGGTATTGGTGGGGCAGTTGATTGGGTGTCTGATAAATTAGGGAATATTCCTAATTTATTCAAAGGGGCATTGAATGCAATAATTAGAGGAGTAAATAATGTAACTGGATTTTCATTTACAATGCCAGATTGGTTGAAGTATGTTCCAGGGCTGGGCGGTGTAGCTGGCAAGACATATAGCTTTAGAGATGTCATTCCTGAGCTGCCGCAAGTTAAATACAATGGTGGAAAAATTGGCTCTTACATGAAGGGCGGTATGGCGTATGGCTCTTACATGAAGGGCGGTATGGCATATGGATACGGCGGGATGACAGCAGGGTTCGCACAGCAGGCTGTGCCGGCAATTCTGCATGGCGGTGAATATATAATTAATCACAAAGCTGCGCAGAGAATTGGAACAGACACTCTTGATGCATTAAACAATTTGCGCTTGTCAAAGCCAAGATACCCAAGAATGCCATCGATTCCAGGCATTTCAATGCCAAATGTTAGAATCGATAATTCTACACAAGCTCCTGTTGGATCTTCAACATCAAATGTTAATATTTATGTTGATAACTTTATTGGCGAGCCAGAATGGTTTAATTCAATGATGAAAGATTATAATATGAAAGTTGCTCCAAGAAATCAAAAAGCAGCCGGTTTGGAAAATAGAGTGATAACAACCTACAATGGTCTTAATAGAGGCATGTAATGACAATACAGAAACTATTGACTATTAATTCAACAGAGATAACGGAGCACAATAGAAAAATATCTGTTAGCGAACAAATTGCTGCTAATGATATTGATTTAGCATCTGGGCATAGAAGGAGATATTATTCAAGAAATAAAAAGCAGTTTAGTCTGTCTTGGTCATATCTGCCAAGCCTGCAGGCTCAAACTGTTGATGGTCGAGTTGGAAGGGATTTTTTAAACACTATAGCAAATAGCTCCGCTGCAGTCGTGGTGGGAATAGAACTCGAGCCAAGCGCTGGTTTAACTTCCTATGATTGCTATATTGACTCCTATAGTGAAACTTTAATAAGGAGAGAGTATTCAACTCAATGCGCTTATTATGATGTTTCCTTAACGTTGACGGAGAGATAGTATGGAGTTTGGATTCTATTCATTTTCTGAACCATTTAAGCAAGGAATAGATTTTTATACTGTTGATGAAGCAACAACAATACAGGCTTCACTGTCAGGTGACGCTACACTATCAGTTAATTTTACAATGCAAATACGATCCTCAACAAGTGTTGAGAGTAATGCTTCAATAACTGCAACAAAAATTGCATATGCTCAATCTTCTATAGTGATTGATGGCGTTACCTTAACGCTTGGAACAGGAATAAAGCCAGCTGCTGTTTTGATTGAAAATTCCTCATCAATGACAGTATCTGCTCAAAAAATCGCTTTTGCTGCGGTGTCGATTACTTCAGCATCAAATCTTTCTGCCTCAGCACAAGAAATATTAAATGCTACAGTATCTATTGCATCATCCTCAGATGCAAATGCAACTATAATTAAACAAGCATTTGCAAGTGTATTGATAAATTCTACTTCTAATGTTTCAGCTCAATCAATACTTATAAAGAATATAAGTGCTTCATTAAATGGAAATATAAATCTAACTGTTGCTGGTGATTTAGTATTAATCACAATAAGAATAGTTATAAATAATTTAGGTAGCGTTGCTGCCCAGGCAATTAAATTCTCTAATACATCTATATCTTCAGGCTCTCCATTAGATATTGGCGGGATAAGGACATTCTTGTTATTAGATGATAAACCATTAACAAATCACAACAGGAAGTTTGATGTTTCTGTGGAGCCGATCTTTACAGAAAATGTTAATTGGAATAATAGAAAATCTAGATATTATAAATCTACATCGAGAGGTGCAAGAAAGACTTTTAATTTATCATGGTCATATGTTCCAAATACGCAAACTCACACTGTGGATGGTAAAAGAGGGCGTGATTATATAAGAGAGATAGCTGGAAAGCCTCAATACCACGTTTTGAAAGTTATAAATTTAGATGAAAATGGCAACACTCCACCCACAGAAACAAGTTATAATGTATTAGT